AGCAATGCATCTGCATCAGATTACTATAAAGATTTACTATAGGAAAATAATATGCCATTTAAACAGTCACTTGATTTACTTAGGTTCATAGAAAAAAATCGTAAAAAGATTAAGGCTAAAGAACGAGATAAAGCTATTGAAGAAGGTATACTAAAACAAGAAGCAAAAGAAGCTAAAGGCAAAAGATCTAAAACTGGTGCATTAAAGTTTGAAACTGAAAGTGATTTTGACGCATATAGAGATAAAATTTATGAAAAAAAAGGTACTTTTACGAAAGAATTTGAAAAAAGGTTGAAAAGAGAACAAGAAACTGAGAGCAGAATACAAGATATGATTGATAGCACTGTTCTTGGAAGACCACCTAGAGGTAAAAAATATAAAAAAGGTGGAGTGCCAAAATTTGCTGCTGGTGGTATTAAGAAGTTTTTTATTGATCCTATTTTAGGTAGAATTGATGGGTATAGTAGCAAAAAAGAATTTGATGCAGCAGTAAAAAAATTTAATAAAGATAACAATGTTGACGATATACCCTCTTCAAAAGATGATGGTTTTGAATTTCAAGAATACAATCCAGATATACATGGTCCTGCAGATAAGCCTCCTGTTCCGTCAAGAAAAGGTCGAAAAACTTCAATAAAAAAAAGTATTGGTGGAATGGCACTGAAAGGTTTTAAAAACAAAACACCTATTTATTAATATGGCAAAAAGTGGTTTAAAAAAATGGTTTTCTGAAAAGTGGGTGGACATTGGTTCAAAAAAAGCTGATGGTTCATATGCTAAATGTGGTCGTAGTAAACTAAAAGCTGACAAGAAAAGAAAATATCCTAAATGTGTACCACTAGCTAAAGCGAGAAGAATGTCTGAATCGCAAAGACGAAGTGCGGTAAAACGTAAAAGAGCAAAAGCGCAAGGAGTAGGTGGTAAACCCACTAATGTAAGAACCTTTGCAAGTAAGGGCATGTTGATTGAAACTTATTATCAAGATATACTATAAAAAAAGGAGTTGTTATGAGTATTAAAACAGGAATGTCTATCGCACAATATTTATCTAAAATGTTAGGTCGACCTGTCGGTCGAGGTGAATCTGCAACTAAAGTACAACAAGAAGTTTTAGAAAAACAAAATAGGGCAGGTGCAAGAAGTGTCTCAAAGCCCATCAAAGTTTTACCTACAGATTCAAAAATGTTAAAAAGAAAAATTATTAATTTTAACAAAAGTGTTAAAGCTGGTAAACCAGTAATTGACGAACGTCTTGAAGACTTATTACGTAAAGAACGCATGAAAAATAAAAACAAAGATAAATTTTTAGTAGGTGGTCAAGCTAAAATAGATGCCAACAAAGATGGTAAAATTAGTGGTGAAGACTTTAAAATATTACGAGAAAAAAATAAAAAGAAAAAAGGTGGAGTTACAAGTGCTATTAAAAAAATTAGAGGTATAGGTATGGCAAAAGGTGGCTTTAAAAGTAAAACACCAATTTATTAGGAGAAAATAATGGAGTTAGCTAGACAAGCAATTAAAGCAGCGGAGAAATTTAAAAAAAGTAAAAAGAAAAAAGAATTTTTAGATTTATCTGATGAAGAAGTATTAAAGTATCATCCCGGTGTTCACCCTGATGACAAAAGAATAAAAGGTGATGTTCGTAGCTATCAAGAGGATTTTGGCATAAAAGATGAAGATGAATTTTTTGAATTAAATAAAAAGAGAAAAAACAAACTTCAGAAAAAAAGATTTGGTGGTATGGCTGTACAAGGTGTTAAAGAAAACCCACCAATTTATTAGGATGAACTATGGCAACTTCAGGAACAACCACATTCGATCTAGATATAGACGATATAATACAAGAAGCTTATGAAAGATGTGGTGCAAGAACTAATTCGGGGTATGATTTAAAATCTGCAAGAAGAAGTTTAAATATTCTTTTCAGCGAATGGGGAAACCGAGGCGTTCATCTATGGAAGGTAGAATTAAAAGAACAACTCTTGACAAATGGGACAGCAACTTACACAGCTCCAACGAATGCAAATGATATACTAGAAGCTTATATCAGCACGACAACTGGAACTACTTCCACAACAAATGATGTATCTTTAACAAAAATAAGCAGAAGTGAATATGCAGCTTTACCTAATAAGGGTTCAACAGGACAGCCCTCACAATATTATGTAGATAGACAAACAACACCGACAATAACGTTGTATCAAACACCCGATGCATCAACATACACTTATATAAAATATTACTATTTGAAAAGAATCCAGGATTCTGGTGCTTACACAAACCAAGCTGATGTTGTTTTTAGATTTATACCTTGTATGGTTGCGGGACTTGCATACTATATAAGTATGAAAGTGAACCCACAACTTACACAACAAAACAAATTAGTTTATGAAGATGAGCTATCTAGAGCTTTAAATGAAGATGGGCAGAGAACATCTGTTTATATAACACCACAAACTTATTTTCCAAGGGGGGTTTAATTATGAAAAATATGCGTGTTCAGAATGCTAGTATAGGAGCTTTAATTGGTAAAGTAAGAGCCAGAGATCAAGGTTTCGCTGATAATTTACAATCTTTGTATGACAGGTTACAGAAAAAAGATCCAACAAAAGCCGCTCGTCTAGTTTCATTTGGAACTCGTCAGGCAGCAGCTGTAGAAAATATGCCGGAAGATATGCAAACAGAGTTTTTTAAACAACAAAAAGAAAGATTTGCTGACCCTAGTAAACAAAGTGAGATTGAAGAACAATTATCACAGAAAAAATTTACACCTATTTATCAAATTGTTATGCCTACCAAAGCTAAGAAAAAAAAGAAAGATATCTACGAAAGACAAAATATGAAGGCTAGCGTTACAAACCCTTACAAAAAATATACACCTATGAATGAAGGTGGTATGGCTAAAGGTATGGGATCTGCTATTAAGGGCAATAAGTTTAAGGGAGTTTTTTAATGAAAACCATGCGATTAGCTAAAATGCAAGGTGGCGGCTATTTAAGTGCACTTGAACAAAGTAGACCTGAATTATTTCAAACAATAAGTAATTATAGATCAAGGTTATCAGGTCAAGATCAAAAAACGTTTGATACTAGAGCAGGTCAGCAATATAAAGCTACAATGAATATGCCAACAGCTATGCGACAAGCTTACATTAGCGACATAGAAAAACAATATGCAAAACCAACTGATGCACAATTCGCTGAGGTTCAAAAGGGTTTACAATCTAAAACGTTTACACCGACTTATCAATATAGAAAATTAGATACAGAATCTTATGGACCAACCACAGGTTATTACAGAAACCTATCAAAAGAAATTGCACAGGCAGAAAAAGATTTGTCTGGTTTAACACTAACTCAGTCAAGGCAAAAAACAGTGCCTGTATATACTTATTATGAAGGACGATCTGGTGCTACGGGTTTGGCAGGATATAACCCTGGTGTGGCTAGAAGTACAACAAAATTACCAGAGGGCAGTAAATTTAGCCCTGCCAGTGGTGGTGGAATAGGAGCAAGAAGTGCATTTTACACTAGTCCAAGTGGAGTAAGATATACTCAGCAAGGAACAAAAAAAATTACTGAGACAACTACACGTCCTCAAAAAGCAGGTGATGCAGAATATGATAGACAATCTGCTGCGTTAGATAGACTTAGAACACGTCATAAATATAGAAACATGTATTCTAATTTGTATTCAAATGAATCAAAAGAAAAAGTTTCTAGTCAAAATGTTTACGCTAATCTTGGTATGAATAAATCTTTTACTAATCCGTATGCAAAATACTCAATGAATGAGGGTGGTGAGGTTAAAGGACAAGGTAAAGCAATTAGAGGTAAAAATTTTAGAGGAGTTAAATAGTGGCATACGCAAGAGGTAAATATGCAAAAGCTATTTCTGATAGATCTGGTATGGAATTTCCGTATCTTGAAATGGTAAAAGAGTGGAATGGCTCTTTCGTACATAAATCTGAATACGAAGCAAAGCACCCACAAATAAGAAGAAAGCATATAAAAGCAGATGCAATTGCTTTGGCTAATGCTCGACCTCCACAGGATGAAGCAGCTTCAATTACTGTTGATTTAGATGCCAATAATTTTTCTCCTGATCCAAATAGTTTGTTGCCGCCACAAACACCAGATGAAATTAATAGAAAAAGAAACCTAACAACCTCTGTTGGACAGGTAACAATTAGTGGAACAGATATAGTGGTTACTTCTTATGCAGTAACTGTTACTACTCCAGGGGGGTACAATAAATACAATATTGATGGTGTTCAACAAGCTACTCTCAGCTTTACAAGGGGTTCTACATATAGATTTTCACAAACAGATAGTAGTAACGGAGGACATCCACTAAGATTAAGCACTACTAGCAATGGGACTCATGCTGGTGGGAGTATTTATTCAACAGGAGTGACAGTTGTTGGATCTCCAGGAACTGATGGATATACTCAAATTACTGTGGCTGCAGATGCACCAAGCACTTTATATTATTTTTGCACTGTTCACTCAAATATGGGTGGTCAGATTAATATAACAGGATAAGTTATGGCAATATCATATTCAAATTTTTTAACACAAGTAAGAAACTACACAGAGGTAGATAGTAATGTCTTAAGTGATACTTTGTTAGATGAATTTATTAGAAATGTCGAATTAGATATTGCAGGTAAAGTAGATTATGATGATTTAAGAAAATATGCAACTACATCAACAATAACTGCACAAAGATTTTTAAGTATGCCATCTGATTTAATTTATTTGCGTTCAGTGCAAATTATTAATTCTAATGTAAGAGATTTTCTTGAAAAAAGAGACACTAGTTTTATGTCAGAATATCAATCGAATCCTGTTGAATCTAAAACGTATACTGTGACAGTTGTAAGTGGTAATCCAATAGATCACCCATACTATAATGTTGGCTCAACTAATAAATATGGTATTGATGGCTCAACAGCGACTGCAGATGTAACCTTAAATTTAGCAGAGGGAGGCACTTATAGATTTGACCAATCTGACTCATCAAACGATGGTCATCCATTAAGATTTTCTACCACTCCAAATGGAACACATGGTGGTGGAACAGAATATACGACAGGAGTTACAACCAACGGAGTTCCTGGTACCACTGGAGCTTATACAGAAATTACAGTTGCAACAGATGCACCAACTTTATATTATTATTGCACAAATCATTCAGCTATGGGTTGGACTGCTAATACACCATCCGGGACAACAGGAGCACCAAAATACTACGCAAATTGGGATGACCAGAATATTGTTTTAGCCCCAACTCCAGATCAAGCATACACAATACAGATAAATTACATTATTGATCCCCCTCATTTTTCATCAACAAACAATACATTTTTGTCCACATATCAAGATGCTATGCTTTTACATGGTGTTTTGACAGAATGCTTTTCTTATTTAAAAGGACCTATGGATATGTACAAATTGTATTTAGACAAGTATAATGGAGAAGTTACAGCATTTGGATTACAACAAATGGGGCAACGACGTAGAGGGCAATATGAAGAAGGAGTGCCTAGGGTACAAATTCAGTCACCCTCGCCTTAAAAATATGGAGTAAATATGGCAATAACAACTAGTGTAATTTGTAATTCTTTTAAAAAAGAACTTTTTGAAGGAACACATAATTTTAAACAAACTGGTGGTAATTCATTTAAATTATCACTGTATACAAACAGTGCTGTTTTAGGTAAATCTACAACAAGTTTTACTACTGACGCACAAGTATCTAATTCAGGTCAATATACGAGCGGTGGTGGTGCTCTTGTTAATGGTGGAACGTCACTATCAACTAATACTGCTATTGTTGACTTTGCTGATAGATCATTTACTGGAGTAACTTTAACTGCAAGAGGTGCTTTAATTTATAATGACACAGCATCGGGTGATCCTGCTGTATGTGTGTTAGATTTTGGTGGTGATAAGACTGCAACATCAGGAACGTTTACCATTCAATTTCCTGCTTTTACTGCAGGTGCAGCCATACTAAGAGTTACATAGAGTAGAGTATGTCCAACGGATGGGGACAACTCACCTGGAATACAGGTCTTTGGGGTTTACAAGGCGATCAAATAATATCGCTTTCTGGTTTAGCTCTTACAACTAATTTAGGTGGTTTTACACAAACGACTGTGGGTGAAGCTACAGGTATTGCTCTAACCTCATCTTTAGGAACAGCAGTAGGTTTTACAGATTTTGTAACTCAGCCTAGTGGACTAAGCTCCACAATGACTTTGGGTTCAATCAACTTTTTTAATGATAGTATTGAATCACCAAGTGGAGTTGCTTTAACCACAGCGATGGGTTCTGTTACTACATTTGCTAATGTTGAAATGGCAATAACAGGATTTGATTTAAGTGCTACACTAGGGTCTATAAATTTAATTAATTGGCAAGAAGTTGACGTGGGCACATCCGTTAACTGGACAGAGGTTGATAGAGCAGCATAAATGATTTATAATTCAATTTAAATAGGATAAAAAATGGCATCAACATTTTCAACAAGTTTAAAACTAGAACTTCAAGCTACAGGTGAAAACGCAGGTACTTGGGGTGATAAAACAAATACAAATTTACAATTAGTAGAACAAGCAGTAGCAGGGTACGAAGAGGTATCTATTGCTGGTGGTGCAGGCACAACTGCATTAGCAATGTCAGATGGTGCAGCGTCTAATGCACGAAATATGGTAATAAAACTAACGGGTACAATTTCTGGCAATAGAATTGTTACAGTCCCCGATAGTATGGAAAAAGTTTATATCGTTTCAAATGGCACTTCAGGTGCTTTTACAGTTCAATTCAAAACAGCTAGTGGCACAGGTTATACTTTTGTTGCTGCTGATAAATCAGTTAGAGTGTTATTTGCTGATGGCACCAACGTTGTTGATACAGGAATAATTAATACATCATCTACCGACACACTTACAAATAAAACATTGACCAGTCCAACTATCAATGGTGCAACTACTACAGGTGCTATTGCCAACTCAGCAACAATTGCAGGAGGCACAGTTAGTGCAGTAACTTTGACAAAACCAAGAATTGCTGATGCTGGTTTTATTGCTGATTCAAATGGAAATGAACAAATCATTTTTCAAGAAACGACAAGTGCAGTAAATGAGTTAGAGATAACAAACGCAGCTACAGGTAATGATGTAGGACTTGCAGTAACAGGTGGTGATACAAATGTTGGTTTAGCTTTTACAGCAAAAGGTGCAGGACGATTTAAATTTAATGATGCAGCTTATATTCCTGAACAAACACTTACAGATGGTGCAAACATTGATTGGGATGTACAAGCAAAGCCAGTTGCTAAAGTTACATTAGGTGGTAATAGAACGTTAAATAATGCAACTAATGGTGTTACAGGGCAGTTTGTAAGCCTCTTAATAGTTCAAGATGGTACTGGATCGAGAACTTTATCGTTTGCATCTAATTATGAATTTGCATCAGACACAGCTCCTACTTTAACGACAACTGCTGCGTTAGGTGATTTTTTTGTGTTTTATTATAATGGATCAAAATTTATTGAGGTTGGTAGAAACCTCGCATTGACACTGAGTTAGGAGAAATTATGTGGGCGTTAGTAAAAGCAAATCAGGTTATTAAAATTTTTAATGGTGCTCAAGCATTTGAACACAACGACATAAAACATCCAGCTAATATTTTTTCTAGTTGGAGTGCTGAAGAAAAAGCAGCCATAGGTTTATATCCTGTACAGACCGATAACTCAAATTATAAAGATCCTTCATTTTATAAAAACAGAAGTGAGTCTTTTCAGTTTGATGCAACAAACAAAGTGGTAAAAAAAGTTTGGAAGACAGCAGAAGATCTTGAGATGGAAGACAAGACAGTTGATGGTGAAACTGTTGAAGGTTTAAAAACTAAAAAAGTTAATGAAGTAAACAATCAAGCTTATACTATTCTCAAAGACACAGATTGGATGGTAATCAAAGCTAGCGAAGTTTCCGATTATTCTTTGCCAGACAATGTTTCTAAATTTAGAACTGCGGTGCGAGCAAAGTCAAACGATATGGTCACTAGAATTAAAGCAACAAAAGATGTAAGAGTTTTAGAAACTTTATACACTTACACAAA